ATCGTTCAGCTGTATTTTGTCTTAAGGTAAACCATTCCTTTGCTGTTTCCGCAGCTGCTTTACCTGCTTCAGTGTTCTTTTCTGGTGTATCCACGCCAAAGAGACGACAGTGCTGATCCACAAGCCAGATACCAAAACCGAGATCAATATCACAAACGAACGTATCTCCATCGATAAGTCGTTTAAAACGAATGCCATATTCATACATTAGCGGTGTCTCGCTGCTTTCTGTGCTATTGTTCTAGGCTGTGCTACAAACTGTTTGCCAGCGCGATTACCAGCTGCTTTAGCACGGTTAGTAGCTGCTATCTCACCTTTGGATAGTGCGCCCCATGCCTTATCTGGCAAGTATCTTTTAGTTCCTTTAGACGGGCTACCATCACTTGTGCGCCATTTCTGATCAGTCCATTTCGCTAGGCTATTGTCACTAGTCTTAGGGCCAACATATGTGCCACCAGACTTCTTGTATTGCTGTGTAGCGAGCTGCGCTTTACGAGCAGACCATTCGCCGGGATCACCGCCTTTAGTCCCTGCTTTTACACTAGCGACGATGCGTTTCCATTTTTCTGGATCTCGTTTAGTTGCTGTAGCCATATGGCATTATAACCAAAAAAACCAGCACGGGAGCATGCTGGTTTTTCTGTATGCAGAGAAAGGATTCGGACTCAAAATGAATGTAGGTTTTCTGGAGACTTTCATTCATATACTCACCTTTCGGTGGCACAAATATAATACCACCCTACAGCAGAAAGAGTAAGGACTGTAGAGTGGTATTTCCCAGTGCGTTTTCATGCATGGGGACTCCTACTGCTGGGATCGAACCAGCGACCATTCGGTTAACAGCCGAACGCTCTACCGCTGAGCTAAGTAGGAAAACAAACTATTCTATTGCTCCTTTGAGCCACTGGCTAACTCTATCTGCGAAAGGTACGTCAGGTAATGGGTTATCGCACTTCTCACGAACCAACTCTGATTCCGCTTGCTGACCTTCGACTGTATAGCTGTCAACATCTCCGGTGTCATTCGTAGAACAAACATGCACGGGTAATTTACGTCCCGTTGCTTTCTGGTTTTCATAGTTACCCTCTCGCATTACATCCTTACATTCATTTTGCACGGCAGTTGCATATTTATCGTTATGTGTAAGGGCGTACGTAAGAAACCATAATGCTTTGAGCACATCGTCCTCGTATGCAGCCCCTTCCTTCTTACCTGCCCTAGCAAGATATGCAACAGCAGTAAAGAGATACCTATCAAGGTTCCACGCATCTGCTGCGTGTACTGGCTGTAAGTCGTGCTCATTGTAATACGCCATTTATACCCCCGTTGATCCAAAGCCACCAGCACCACGTTCGGTCTCTGCAAACAAAGACCCTTCCTTAAGTACTACTGGCTTACAAAGTGATACAGGAGCAATTACAAGCTGAGCAACACGCATACCGGGCACAAACGTAAACGTCTCATCACTCATATTTTTGATGATGACCTTTACCTCACCTGTGTAATCAGCATCCACTGTACCGGGGCTGTTAAGCACAACGATCCCGTGTTTGTAAGCCATACCGCTGCGAGTACGCACCTGAGCCTCATAACCATCCTCCAACTTGATCTTCATACCAGTTGGAATCAACATGATCTGCCCCGGTCTAATAGTGACGTTGCGCTCCGCTATGTACTGCAGATCTATTCCTGACGCTTTTTCTGTAGCGCGTTGTGGATTAAATAGATACTCGCAAGACCGAGCACCGCAATAAATAATTTCAAGGCTATCCACTACTCCGCTTTCTCCACTGCGTCAGAGTTAAACACCGTGACAACGCTGTCTAACGCCATCTGCAAGAAGTCAATCACAAACCGAGCTGGAATCTTAACGCCGTCGTTACGCAAATTAGCACAGTACTGAGCAGCCTCAACTAAACTCAGCTGCGTACGATACTGAGGCACATTGCCATCGTCCTTGCGCTTAACTGTAACTGAGTACCCATCACGAGCACTCTGCTGCACAGTCACTTCACTGTCATTACCCTGCGTCAATAAAAACATAGCACACCTCAATATATGTATAACATATGGTACCACAATCGTATGGATCCTAATTTCTCCGTGGGGAGAAGATGTTCTCCGATGGGAGAAATAGTATAGAGATCGGAGAGAAAATAGGCGTAGGAATCGGTATCTAAGGGATTTTGAACGGGGCAGGGGCTTGCCATGGGGGGATGGGGGAGGGGTTTTCACGGGTAGCATCTAAGTAGCTTTTTGCCTTGCCTCCTTTATAGGTGTAGGCGGTACGATGTGTACTCCCTGCAGGGTACGGGCGGGATATGCAAAGTATCCCGCCCGTACCTTTTATCGTTGTACTTTGCATCGTTATCACCTATCGCCTATCGCCCGTTATGCATTGCATATCGGGTTTTACTTTGTTTACAGGAGTTTATTATCATGGCAACCAAGAAAGTTTCCCCGTCCAACGTCAACGTACCTGCACAGCCTACCATTGAACAGGTATTCCATAATGTCGCCCGCCTTATTCAGGAGAATACTAAGTGTCCAACCACGCTTAGTATTGTCGCTGATGCACTTGCAACCACAAAGGTTGTAAAGGGTATTCCCGGTATCCTTGAAGACCAACCTGCTGACTACGTGGCAGGTCTTGCAAAACTGCACATGGCAGCGGGTTATGCCTGCAAGGGTAAGCAGATGGACATTGAAGTAGGTCGTTCTATATCATTCGTCTGTGGTAAGCAGATGGGTCCAATGACAGCCCCGGTACGCACTGCCGAGGCAATGATTATGTCCACAGAATACCGGAAGGGACGCAAGTCCGCCGGTTAGTCTCAATCATCCACCCAGTACAAAATGCTGGGTGGATTTTTTCATTACATAGGAGTATCAACAATATGTCATTCGCAACGCATCAACGCCGTACTATCACGGCTCCTGCTGTCAACGTTTCCAAAGAAATCACCATTTCGCGTGGTGAGTTCACGCAGGTTATTCTTGTACCTGATTGGTGGTCCACTGCAACCACTATCACAGCGGTGGTTAATGCCGTGGTTAAAAGCGGTGAAACCTTCCGCAGTGTAAACACCAATGACATAGTGAAGTTCACTATTGATTGGCATCATTGCAATGAAGGGGATTATGTAATGTTGTTAGATGTAAATGTTGATTGGAAAGAGGTTAAGTAAATGAGAGAAGACATTGTTTTTATCGGTAAGAAAACATGGGTCCATAAGAATGACCTGTTCGCACTGTTTGCCATCGTTGTGATTTTCCTGCTCGGTGCCATTATGGTACAGACAGGCAAGTTAATGGACGCAGAAGTTGAAGCCCAGCGTCAAGCTGAAATGCTTCAGATTGAGAAGGATAAGCGATTCAACGATTCAATCAGTCACTAATCGTAGTCAGGAGGCGCAAGCCTCCTTTTTCTTTTATAGGAGTTCAACAATAATGAAACAACTTAGTATCCACTTTACGTCCAACGTCATAAACGGCGAAGGCAAGCGCGACATTTGCAACATGGTCAGTGACCTGTTGCTTCAGACATTGACGGCCCGGACCTATTTCTGGTCCATCATCAATGACAAGCCTTACAACGATGACTATGCACAGACCGACGGCCGTCAGTTCTTTCAGTGTGGCTTGGTTTGTGCTATGAAGGAGGAATTCGAGGAAGCCCTTCAGTGGTACACGCTCGGTTCAAAGTGCTTCACCGATTCTTCTGTGTTGTACAACGACTTGATTCAATTAGACTACGACTTTACGGATTATAAGTACGACATCCGTGTGAACACATGGATAAACACCCCATTCGGTAGCAAACAAGAGTTGTACAACGTCGCTGAGATTCACTGTTGGGATCCACACCTGTCAGACATGACAGGTGAAGACGTTGTCAATCGTGTAAACGAACTCAGAGATGAGTGGTTTGAACTTGTTGCAAAAGAACGCAAGTGTATTGCCGACACAAAGGCTGCACTTGCTGAGTTGGATGCACAAAGATTGAAAGGAGGCAAATAATGCCTAAGAATCAATGGAGGCCTGCGCTGCCTATCACAGTCCCTACTGTGTGGGTGGCGTCCACAACCGAGGTAGATGAGGACAATCAGAGTCACTGGACTCTTATCTGCTGCTCTCAGGAATACGACACAGCATGGAAGGCATTCATCGATGTCCTTCCTGACAAAATCGAATACTGGACAATGCGATACCACTATTGGTCGCAGGACAAGTATGACAAAGTACTGGAGATTGTCCCACTATTGCCAACATACGGTTGGCTTAAGGTCTGTAAAGCAACATTCGGATGCGAAGAGCGTCCGCTATACGACCTGTGTCGAGATTACAGTGATGATGCACCTGAAGGTGAAGAGATTCCCCTCACCTTTGAGCAAAAGGAAGAACTGTACAAACTGCTGGGTTCGACATGGGACTGTACATCTAGCTCTCATATCACCCACGACTTCCAGCAGATCGCAATGGTCCCTATCGGCTAAAGGAGAAACAAATGTATTTAGGAGTTTTAATGCTTAGCGTCCGTGGTGGCGCTCCTCGTCGTGTCAAGGTTTACCATAACCTTGATAACAGCTTCACATTCAAGTGGGGCTTGTTTGGCCGGGTCACTGCAGAGTGGCTCGGCGGTTCTTTTGATGAGTTTGTAGAAGCAACAATGCTTCACTGCTAAGGAGTTTATATGGATAGAAGACCAACATTCGACAACGTGTTCGCCATCTTTGTTAACGGAGGTGGCGTACATACCACAACGTTAGCAGATGGAAATCTGTATCACGAACACCTTGAAGGTGAATACGTTGTACATCAAGACGAACAAGGACAAGACTGGGTACTCCTGTTTGAAGATGTAGATACCGCAGACCGTATCCGCCAAGATTATTACGCTGCAACATGGGACAACACTGCCGTTGTCAAACCAACGCTTGCACGCTCAGTGGATGATCATCAAAACATTCGCTTGTATCGCTATGACGGTGAGTGGGAAGACATCACTCACCAAGACTATATGGACAGATTATCCATATAGTTACTCGTCGTCACGGAGGGGTCAAAAATTATACCCCTCTAATTTTTACAGGGGGGAGGGGTCGGATATTACCCCCCTCATTATATTGAATAACAGTCAATGTAATACTTATAATGTATCCGACAGAAAGAGTTCATCATGAATACAATCACTGTACCCGTACACCTGCTCTCCAAGAAAGAGCAAGCTCGCCTCGTTAAGGCTGGCATCATCCAGCCACTACATGACCCAATGAAAGAGGTCAAGGAACGTTGGTTTAATCTGTGTCGCTACTCGCAGTTCGTAACAACAATACGAATGGCAAACCTGTGCGGTGTTACACGCACTACATTCCAAACGTATATGTCTAACGACGAGACGCGTCAACGCCTCATCGATAAGTTCTGGGATGCAACCCAACCAAGTCAACGTGATGTCACACTCATTTACAACACGTTTAGAAATATTGCACGGAAAGGTGAGACTGATAATGGCTAAGTGGAATATCGGCGATCGCGTACAATCCGTACGCCGTCCCGGATTCTATGGAACTGTGGTTAGCGTGGAGGGAAACCTCCACGTCAACCCAGACCACAACAGGCTCAAAGTTAAATGGGACAAGGTTAGCAAGAACTCACGTGGCCAGTGGGTAACTGGTATCTTGGACGAACTGCCCATTGACTTGCGCTCATCACGCGAACGCATCTCTTTACC